AACGAGGCGATTTACGAGGGGCAGTTCGAGGACCTCTCGGCGTGGTTGGACGAGCAACACGAGCGGATGGTGCCGCCACTCTTGCGGCAGGTCAAGACGCTCTCCGAGCGGTTCCCGGCCGTGGACGTGGTGTGTAAGACTGGCAATCACGGCGAACACCGGGCGAGTGGCAAGTCTCGGCAGGCAAACGCGGATTTGATACTCTACAAGAGCGTCCGGAACGCGATTGCGGCAGTGAGAGACCACAGCGATGCGGACTTCCTCGACAACGTGTCGTTTAAAATCGGTGAAGCCTCGAACTACAAGAACTTCGAGATGCGCGGTGGCCGTCTCACGGGCCACCTCCGACACGGACAGGACCGAAAAGCGGGCTTTCGAACGAGCGCCGAAGTCAAGGAGTGGTCGCAGACACTGCTGCAACACGACTGGGACGTGGCGTACATGGGCCATGTGCACCGGCAACAGCAGTTTTCAGTAAACGGCAACCCGGTGTTCGTCTCTGGGTCGCCGAAGCCCAGCGGGGATTTCGCCGAACGGATAGCAGCTGGCCCAGACACGAATCTCGCAACGATGCACGGGGTATCAGATGACGGGGTGACGTTTATCTACCCCATCGACGGCCGAGGGTTCGATGCAGAGCCAGATCCATGAGCAACATAGAGCGACGCAGAGACCGGGAGTACAGACATTTACAGCAGGCGTGTCAGACAAACTGGGGGATTAGTGTGCCGACATATCGGATTGTAAAAGCGCTGACAGAATTCAGCGGCGTGGTATTGATTGGCATCATGTGGGCGCAGGGGAGTCTCGCAGCGAGATACGCAGCCCTGGTGATAGGCGGTATCATCTTCGGTGCCGAAGTGTTCGAGAGTATCCTCGAACGACAGGGGGCGGCGAAACAGGAGGCGGCGAAACAGGAGGCGGACGAGTGATGCTCCTGGCACGGATACTCGCGTTCCTGAAGGCAGCCGGCGCCGCGACGGAGTCAGACACCGAGCGAGACGGGTTCTTATCGTACCACGCCGAATCCCACTCTCTCGCACTCGGACTCTCGGGCGGGTGGTTCGCCGTCATCCGGGGCGATATGGCGCTCCTGAGTGTGGTGTACTCCGCCGCAGTGTATGGGAAGGCGAGTCAGACAGGCGAGAACCCGAAGCGACGGCGCCTCTTACGTGACGTAGCGCAAGAACCACACTACGCCTTAGCTGGCGCGGTCGTGGGCGCACTACTCGGGGTGTTCACGGGACAGTTCGCCGGGATTGAGACACGGTCGGCGACGGAGGTTGTTGGAGCGCTCCCGGTGTGACCACCAACACCACCGATACCTATAGACCAGTATAGAGACCTATGACAGAGATGGACAACGTCCGTGAGTTGGCTTCGTTGCCGCGGAGCGAGTTTGTCGCCACGCTGTTTGATATTGAGCCGACGGACTACCAGGCGAAGTTGCTGGACTACGGCGCAGAGGTGGCACGCGCACAGACGGCACCGAAGAAGGGGCGACAGGTTGGGGCGACACTCACGGCCGCGCTGTGTGGCGCGAGTCACGCGCTCCGGCCACCCGAGGCACCGACAGACGTGTTGTTCACGGCACCGAGCCAGGGCACGGCCAACGAGATGTTCCGAGAGTGTAAGAAACTCTTCTGGAACAGTCCGTTGTCCCTGGAGGAGTTTGGCGTCGAGACGGAAAACAAAGAGACGTGGGAACTGTCCGGTGGGGTCAGGATTATGTCCCGGACGCTCGGTGACGTTGAGCAGTCGGACAACTCGGGGAACCGTGGGATGAACCCGACGTGTGTAATCGTGGACGAAGCGGATTACACGAAGGACGCCGTGTACACCGAGGAAATCCGCCCGTTCTTCATCACCCACGAGAGCTATGAATTCCATCTATTCAGCACACCGAGTAACGCGGGTGGCTATTTCCACGACAAGGTAGAGAACGTCGGCCACCGAGACGTAGCCGACGCGAGAGCCGAAGACATGAGCTGGTACAGTCCGTACTGGCCCACGGAGATTAGCCCGTACGCACAGGAAGACGAGATTGAGAACGCACGGCAGGAACTGACCGAAGATGAGTTCGCGCAAGAATACCGTGGAGAGTTCCGAAGTGGTGGTGGACTCATCGACCCGGACGTAGTCGGCAAGTGCGTCGACCCAGACCGCGAGTTCAACAGCGGGTTACGGTTCCTCGGTGTTGACGTGGCTGGCAGTGGTGACGACCGACTCGTAATCTATGACCTGGATGAGTACGGCGTCACGCGGAACATCTGGTCACGGCGAGAGGTGTCGGGGCCGGAGTTTCTGGATCTGCTCACCGACATTGTAACCGGCATTCCACCAGACCCGGAGAGCGGCCCGGGTGATAACACGGACTACGAGGCGGTAGTTGTTGAACGGAATGGGATTGGCGAGTTTGGAGCCGACTTTGCTGAGCGGGAGCTTGGCGACGTGATAGTGCCGATAGCGAGTAGCGCGGAGAGCAAACACACGCTGTACAAGCGGCTGGTCCGAGACCTAGAGGCAGAGAACATCGCGCTCCCGCCACACAGCAGACTCAAGCGGGAGTTGACGAGCCTCCAGAAGACGACCACGCCAACGGGCTACTGGAAGGTGTCACACCCGGACGGCGGGCACGACGACTACCCGGACGCATTGATGCTGGCGAACGCGGCCCGGCAGAACCTGGCGAGTGAGTTTGCCCGTGAGATCAAACAGGCGACCACGGTGCGGGAACGCACATCACGAACGCGAATGCTGAAGGGACAATAACAGTATCACCATGAGTTTACGACGCACACGAGCCCAGATGGAGGCGTTGGCACAGCAACTGGAACAGCCACCGGAGACAGTCACGCGCAACAGCCGTGTGGACATCGTGTCTGGTGGGATAGACGAGATCGACCCGCCAGAAGCGTTAGACGAGTTCGCCGAGCAGGCGAGAACGACTGGCCCGGTGCGTAAGAACCTCCGGCAGTGGTGCAACGACGTTGTGGAGCCGGGCTACCGGGTCACGGCCGACTCGGAGGTGACCGAGGACTTCTTCATGGGTGGCGACGCCGCGCCGACTGAGGCACCTGATGGGGGCTTCCTGACGAACGCGGCTATCTTCGCGGGCGAGCGTGAAACCGACTACTACGACTTTCTCAAGGAGACGGTCTGGCAACGGTGGGTTCGTGGGACGATCCTCGTGGAACTACTGAAGAACGACCGCGACGACCCTGAGAGTGAGATTACGGGGTTCTACCATATCCGCCCGGAGACGGTGTATCCGCAGGTGCTCAACAACACGAACATCTTACTCCCGGCGGACCAAGAGGACTTACCGCCGGACATCAGCGAGGGTGACTACGAGACAACGCCGCGTGGTGAGGTGGCGGCGTATATCCAGTTTGACGACCGGAGTATCGTGGGCGTCCGGCGGCAAGGCTTCAGCGCTGATACGACAGAAGTCCCGCTGAGCCAGAACGACGTGATGAAGCAGACGCTGGAGCCGGACATCGGGAGCGACTTCGGCACCGATGGTGGTGAAGGCGTCTTTGGGACGAGCATCATCAAGGGCATTTCTGACGACATTGCCGAGTACAAGCAAATCAAGCGCGATAGAGCCGAGGCTATATCTCGCAAAGCGTATGGCATCTGGACGATGCAGTTCGCCGACCGCGTGCTGGATTTGGGCAACCAGAAAGAAGTTGTCCGGTGGGGCGAGAACCAGATCCAGGACACCGAGCAGGAACTGGACAACCTCGGGAAGGGCGACGTACTTACCTCGGACGCCGGGATTGACCTTGAACGGCACGACGGCGAGGTGCCAGGCCTGAACGAGGTGCTGAACCAGTACATCAGCATCATGCTGGCGCCACTCCCGGCTCCGAAGTACATGATAGGGTTCGCGGAGGGCATCAACCGCGACGTGACGGATGAGCAGAAAGAAGCATACCACGACTTAGTGTCTGAGGAGCGGCGCTATCAGGAGAAGAAGTGGACGGCAGTGCTCAAAGAGGTTGCTCGGCGCTGGGGACTCGACCCGACTGGGCTACAGCTGAAGATTGAACCCGAGACGGAAGAGAATCCGGTCAAGAGTCTGTCCACTGACGAGATTGAGCGGATGAACACCTACGTGGCAACGCTGAATCAGGCGGCCGGCCCAGCGGCAGGCCCGACGAGTCTCGTGTCGTCCGAGCAGTTGCTCGAAGTGCTTGACTTCCCGACCGAGGAAGTCGATAATCCGGAGGAAATCGCCGACGAGATGGCCGAACAGGCTGAAGACGACCCAGAGGCCATGCGTGACGTGTGGGAAGACGTGATGCTGGAAAGCATGGCCACACGGTTCTCTGAGGGTGATGTGGTGCAAACGCCACAGGGGTTAGGCGTGATTACTGAGGTGCGGACGGAACAGTTCACCGGCAAAGGTGACGAGGAGGTAGAGGCGAGTGAAAATTCGCCGACATACGTGGTTGCGCTCCGTGATGCTCGTGTCGGTGTCGGATTCTACAGCGCAAGTCAACTTGAGACCACAGAGTTCCCGGACACTGGCGTTGAAAACCCCGAGGAAGCACTTGCTGCTGACACCGTAGGTGGCGACACTGAGGCGTTACAGGGAGAAACGACGTTCGGAATCCCCGAGTCCTGGGAAGGGTCCGAGAAGCCGGCGCGGTTGATCCTCTTGGATGCGTGGCAGTCGATGGGGGGCACGTTCGAGGACGCACGGGATGAACTGGGGTCGGACAGACTCGCAGCGTCAATGAAAGACCGCGTGCTACAGTGGGAAGGCTGGCGTGAGGGTGGCTAATGGCGACCGAGTGCTTGAGTCCCTACACCCGGGATAGTCCCAGCGGACCCACAGGCACCGACGACATTCAGACACGCTTTGCCCAGCGGCTCCGTGGTGTCCTTGGGAGGATCAACGCCCGCATCCGAGAAGCGATTGACGAAGACGACCTGTTCGACTTACGAGCCGAAAGTCTCGCGGTTGACGACCCGCCCGAGCAGCTGTTTGACTTCCCGACCGACTCGGCGAAGGTGCGTGGGTTCCTCAGGTGGCTTCGGGAGCAACTCGATAGTGAGTTTCTGGAGGTTGTGGGGCCGGACAGCAATCAGTTCATCCGGCAGGCATACGCGGCAGGCATTGAGACCGCCAACAGCCAACTGACGGGACTCAACGTCAGCTTCGAGTCGGCGGACTTAGACGACGTACTTTCACGCCCGATCCACCAGAGTGCGTTACAGACGTTGTTCTCCCGGACGTTCGAGAACCTGCAGAGTGTCCGGGATGATGTTGCCCAGGCGGTCAGAGATGAGCTACTTGACGGCGTCACGGCTGGGGAGAATCCGCGTGATATCGCTCGGAGTCTGACGGACAGAGTGGACAGCATCGGCAAACACCGGGCGACGATGATTGCCCGGAGTGAGACGATCAACGCCCACAGTGAGGCGACACTCACCCGTGCGGACGAAATCAGTCGGCGGGCGGACACGAACATCACGGCCCGACACGGCGAGTGGCAGGACAGCCGTGACGCGCGTGTGTGTCCGTTCTGCCGGCGACTCGATGGCACCGAACTCACCACGAGGGAGATGCGGACCACGGGCGTGGAGTTTCGCGGGCAGGTGTACCGACTCAAACCACCGGCGCACCCGAACGGCAGGTGCCGGATTAAACTGCGGGTCGGCGAACAACCGACCACGCCACTGCGTGAGCGATTAGACGACGACATCACACTACTATAACAACAGCAACAATGGCCAACAGAACTGAAACGGACAGCCTCGCACGGCTGTCAACGGGCGACCTCCGCTGGCGCGTGCTCACAGGCGATGCGTACTACGCCGCACAGAGCTTTGTGGATGTCCCGAACAACGACACGAAGTCGTTACTGATTGACAACACTGACGACAGCACACACATAGCGGTTGCAAACACAATCGTGCGAAGTGAAGGCAAAGTCGTGTACCAGAAAGCGTTCAACGTCACTGAAGACACGCAAGGAGCTGTTGCCGGTGAGGGAATCATGAACAAACGGAGCAAGAACGGCGGGACGCCAGTCGGCACAGTCCGAACGGGCGGTGACGGCGAGACGGGCGTGTATACCGGTGGGGGGCGGCTGTCCAAGGGCTTCGTTGGAAGTAACGGAAATCGCGTTTCGCGCACACCGGGAGATCTCAATGAAGACGGCATTATCAACGCGATTGATCCTGGAGACAACATGCTGTTCGAGGTGACGAATCAAAGCGGCTCGACTGGCGATGTCATGCTCGCCGCGAACTGGGTTGAGATAC